ATGTCATATCTCCTTTCTTAATATTTATATCAATTTACTTGATACCAAATTTATCTAATTGTTCGTTAGGTATTCCAAATCCATTTGCAAATTTTCTAAATTCTTGCATTTGCTCTGGACTATATTTACCTATCATATTGTTTAATACTTCTTGAGGATTATTTTGATTTTTTGTTAGATTTTGGAACTGTTGAAACAATTGAGGATTTTTCGCTTTCATTTGATTTTGTAATTGGTTCATCAATAACATCATTGCATTCATTGTTACTCATTCCTTTCTTTAATTCTTCTATTTGTGCCATTAAAAAATCTATCTTAATGTCTTTCTCATCTTTTGGCACTATTTCATTTAATTCATAAGTTTTAATTTCACCTTTTGTATTCTTAATCCATACAACTGACATATCTTTTGCAAAATATGGTGTATCACCTATAACTAAATCACGTTGAACTTCTTCCATATTATTTGCATACTTAATAACTTCTCTATTAGTAGGTGCTATTTGAAAGTTTTGCGTTAAATTAGTTGGTTGAACTGGTTGTTGCATTTGTGCTTTTATTTTTTCTAAATTGTTTATTTGTTCATTTAATTTATCAATATTTACTTGTGGATTGTATTGATAATATGGGTTGTTATACATAATTATTCCTCCTAAATAGAAAAAAGGAGTTGCTCTTTGACTTCTCAAACTGCGTTTTAAACAATTCTAATAAGTGGCAATCTCCTTTCAGTAACAACAGGTCTTTGCCTTTGTTACATCTCTAGAATACAATAAAAAAAGAACTTAATATCTTTAAGTTCCTTTTAATTTACCTTTAAATTACCTTTAATATCTTCTTTTTAATCTTTTTCCATTGATACGTTACTGTGCTTTCACTTATACCTAACTTCATTGCAATACCTACTTCTGTCAAATTACCTTCATACTTTAAATCTAAAATCTGTTCTTGCAATTCTGTTAAATATATCTTTTCCTTTATATCTTTAACTTCTTGTCTTGTTAATTCTAAAAACCTCAACGTATCACAACCTTACATAAAGCGCCCACAAGTAGAACATCTTCTTCTACCATTAACTGTTTTTGTTTTTGATTTTCTGTATTTTGTTTTAGTTGTCTTTTTTACTGTTTGTTTTATACTACCCATTTACATCACCATTATTTATAACATTACCATTTATAGTATCTATATCTTTTATATCTTGTGTTGTTTCAGTTGTTTCTTCTACAACACCTATATCATTTAATAAGTTAATTGTATAAATTGATAGACAAGTTAATGCTATTATTAATAACAATGTTATTCCAAACATTCTTTTGTTTGCAACTGCTAATCTTTCATTATTAATCTTTTGTTCTTTCATTAATTCCATTGCAAAACTATGTTCTTTTATTTCTTCTTTCATTGTTTCAACCTCTTCTTTTATACCCACTTTTACTCTCCTTTATGATATTTTAATTCGTGTTTACTTATTCCTTCTTCTACTATTTTCCTTGTTTCATCTTCATAATTATCTAAAATAGCAAGTATCTTGTCCACTTGTTTTGTTAAATTGTCTAACTTGGTTTCAATAACCCCTTGTTTGTATGCTTCTTCTCCACTATCTTTTGCTGTTTTATCCTTCCTGTTTAGTGCGAAATTAACTATCGTGAATGTAATTGATAATATACTAATAACTAGAGCAATTGATAATTCCATACAAACACTTCCTTCATTTTAAGTATATCATCTTATTCGTATTTGTCAAATAGTAAAAGGAGTATTGCTACTCCTCAATTACTATATCATATCCTATCGCACCATGTAATTTAGTTTCTACTCTATCAAACGAATATACTCTATCTACATCTTTAAGTATTTGTTCTAACTCTTCATATGAACTTGGTTTCATTGCTTCGTGGTCACCTTTGTGTTTAAATACTAATATATCAAAGTATTTAAAATCTCCGTTATAATCATATTTTAGTTTCTCACTAATCTCTAATAATACATGGCGTTTGTTTGTATAAATGTGATGTACTGTTTTCATATTTCCTCCTTTTAATTATAGAGCAGAGGAATTAATCCTCTTGCTCTTCTTTAGTAATATCACAAACTAAATCTTTAAATCTAATTGTGCTATCATTTAAGTTAAATGGTGTTGTTCCAAATAATGCTTTATCATTTCCATTAATACTTAAAGCACATTCTAAACATACTAATCTGTTATAATGTGATGTACCATAATGTGTTATTGCACATATTTCTGTATGTCCACACCAATCACATTTAACTCTCCTATCGAAGTTTAATACTTCCATATTTTCACCTCCTAATTTTCAAAGAACTTGTATAAATAAGGATAGTCTTTTCCTTTCTTTATACACCTATATTATATCAAATTTTTAAACAAGTTTCAAATGTAAACCACTTGACATTGCGGTTTACACTCTTATAAAATAAGGGTTAAAAAATGAAAAACCTTTGAAAAAAAATTTTATTTTATGAATTTTGAATTACTTTACACTTTGTCTAATATTTTACAGTATTTTACAATAAAAAAGCACCTCTATTGGTACTTTTATTTAATTACTTTTACTATATATTTTTTATAATTACCATAGTTTTTATCAACAATATATTTAATATCTATTATCTTATAACTTAAATCTCTTGTAATTAAAAGTTCTTGCTCGTTAAGCCCATTAAAATTATTTCCTATATATATAGCGTTAGTGTTTTTAGGTGTTAATATTTCTAATAATACTCCGCGTTTACCGGTCTTTTTAGCGTTTTGTATACCAATTGTTTCAAATAAACTTGAACTATTATATCCTTTTATAGTAAATGTATCACCTATCTTACCTGTAATATAATCTTCATCAATACCTCTAAATGCCCTAATATTAAGTGGTGTTTTACTCTTTGATAAGGCACTATCAATATATTCTATATCTTGTTTTATATTATCTATATTGCTATATATAATTTCTTTTTTAGGCTTTCCAAACAATAATGTTTCATTTATTTCTTTATGTGCAATACCTTTATATCCTTCGATAGAGTTTATTTCGTTATCAGTTAATCTAGTTTTTAATTCCTTAGTATAATCGTTAAATATATCAATTTCTTTTTCTCTCGGTGTTTTATATTTACTAATCTCATTACTAATACTATCTATTTTTGTTTTTCTAAACCCACTTACCTTTAATTTTTCGTTATAAGTAGGCAAACCGCTTACATCTGATAATTCTTTATACTTATTAGATAAAGTATTTATTTTCATTTGAGAACTTTGTGCTAAATCATCATTACCACTTTTTCTTGCTAGCATTTGTATATCTTTTTGTTTCCTTATTTCGCTTTCTATCTGTCTTTGTTTTTGTTCTCCTTGATACATAGTATAATGTTTGCCTTCAAAATCAAATCCTTTTTCATTAAGTTCTTTATCTCTTTGTAATTCTTCTTCTGTATATTCTGGCTGACTAACTCCTACTATAATAGGGAATATAGTATGTCGGCAGTTTAAAGTAGATACTTTTCTATCTAAAGAATTATTAACATCATTAAAATCTTTATATGTTTTATCTTTAACAATTACAGTATTGTCTTTGATATCACTTCTTTTTATCTGTTTTTCTGTGCCTTTAGATATTTGCTCTTGTATCTTATCTATTAAAGCAAATTGTTTACCATCAATAGTATCTATATGGTCTGGTGCTGCATTCATATGATGAGTTACTTCTATACCATTATAACCAAACTCTTCACCTACTATTTCTTGATTAGCATTATGTAATGTTCTTAAACTATCTTGTAAATGCATTCTTATAGCACTATCTAATCTAACTGCTCTACCACTTTTATAATTAATAGTCTTTAAACCACTACCACCAATATCTTTTAATATTTGTGTCATAGCAGTATCAAATGTTTGTTTGCCTTGACTAACATTCATAAATGCTTCATCTAATACTCTATTATATGTTTCTCTTAAACCATAGAATTGTAATTTTCCGTCAGTATCTCTTATAGTATATCCTAATACATTGTTTCTAGCAAAACTATACATTTCTTGTTTAACCATATTAGAAATACTTTGTAATTGATATGTTAAAGCCTTATTTTCGGTTATTTCTTTAAATGGTATATTTCTATACTTGTAAAACTTTTTGTAAAAATTAAGGTCTTTTTTGGCATAATTAGATAGTATCTCATCTATATCTTTAATGTTCATACCCGTATATTCTGCTAATTGTTGTAATATATCATCAAACTCACCACCATATTTTAAAATTTGTATTAATCTAGTTGCTTCTGTATAGTTTAATGATTTAATTTGCTTTAATTTTTCTCCTATATGCATAAGAAACAGAGTATTTGCTTTATCTACTCTGTTTTTTAATCTTTCAATTAGTAAATCTTCTTGTTCTTTTGTAACCATAGGATTACCTCCTATTCGTTATTTGCTCCTAATAAATCATCTACACTAGGTTCATTTTCTTTAATCTCTGCTATCTTTTGTCTAGCAATTTCTTCTGTTTCATTATAGACTTTCATTCTATATTCAACTTTGCTTGTTATTCCTTTTGATACTTCTCTTTCTAGTCTTGCTTGTGTTGCACTTTGATTTTCAAATCGTGAGTAGTCCATAGTTATTTCTATTTCATCATCTGATATTTCTATTCCTTCTAAATAACATATTGATTTTACTAAATCTATAATTACATCTTTTACTACTGTTTCATATACTTGTTTAGTTCTAAATGCGTCGTCATTTTGACTTATTATTTCAGTTGCTGTTGCTTGACCATTACCATCAAATTTATAAAATTCTTCCCCAAATCCTAAAGCACTAGAATACCAATTTAATTCTGCATTGATACTATTAATGTGTTCTTGATATCTTAATTCAAACGATATATCTTTTACCGGTTGATTTTCCATACCATTCATAGCAACATAAGTTCTATCATTCTTATCAAAATATAATTGAGATGTTATATTACCTTCTTCATCAATTTGTGGTACTCCTTTTAATGCTTTCCTATCTACTAATATTCTACGTTTACCATCTACAAATTCATTATCAAAACTATCGTATTTATCATCTATTGCTTTCAATTTATCAATAGAGTTTGCAAATATACTTATGCCCATTGGTGTCGATATATCTACATTATTAACAATAGGTGGTTTTATTATTTGAAAATGTGGTGTATCTGTGTCATATTCGACTAATTCCTCTACGTTAGGGAACTTAATAGCAAAATCAATTTCTTTTCCTAATTGATTATGGTCTTTTGATTTATAAAGTTCATTATATTTTCTATATACTTGTTTATATTCTCCGTTATCCGCTAATTCCATTTTAAATTCGTGATATGTTAAATGTGTATAATAAACTGTCTTATTCTTTTCTTCTTCTTCCCATTGATTAAATACTACTAAACCCGTAATATTAAAGTTATCATAAGCATAAGGAACTATTGTTGCCGGGTCTAACAAATATTCTATTCTAGTTCTACCTAACTCATCTTTATATTCAGTCATACCCGAAGTTCCTAAAGCAAAAGCAAGTTCTAATAATTGTGGAAACATAATAGTAAAATTATTTTGTTTACTATCTAATATATCCCATAATCTTTTAGTCTTTTCATCATTGCCCAACTTAATATCACATTTATTTGACCAATTTAATTTCATCATATCTTCGGCAGATTTTTTTGCCATTGACATTGTTTTCTTTTCGCATTCTTGTATACTTCCATCTGCTACCTTAATGTCATAGAAGTGAAAATCATCTACTACACCTCTATACCAACTTTTCCATACATCTATCAAATTATAATAGTCTGTATTGATTATACTAACTCCCTTTTTATTTAATTGTTTTTTTAAATCTTCGTATATTGTCATTTAAACCTCCTTAAAACTCTAATTTTAATTTTTGTAAATTATCTTTAACCCAATATTGAAAATCATCACAACTATGTTCTGCATAGTAATATGAATAATCATTTGTATGTGTATTGTAATACGTTTCTCCTGCTAATTCTTTTTCTTCTTTGTCAGGTTCAGGCTTTCCTTTTTCTACGCTATCTTTCTTCCACATATAATTTCTCATCTCTTTTATATGTATCCAATTGTTTGGTGTATTTAATATTACATAATTACCTGTATCTATAAAATCTTGTGAATATTCTATTAATTCTTCTTTATTTTTACCTTTATTAACAGGGTGTAAATCTATGCCAAACATAGCATAGTATTGATTTCTTAATGCTCCTTCTGCACTATCTATTGTTTCTACATCAACTAATGTTTTATATTTCTTACAAATATATGTTCTAAAGTTAAATAAATCTTGTGCTAATTCACTTGGTGCTTTCTTTCTACTTTTTTCGTGTGGTGAATAATAATAACTATCTAATCTATACCATCTACCATCTGTTGCATATCCATAAGCACCACAACTTGTTGCACTTGTTTGATGTCCACAGTCTATTGCAAAATCTACATATAATATTCTTAAATCATTCTTTTCTATATAATCAGGTGGTTCAATAATAAATAAATCAGGGTTGTATATTAAACCCTCAATTCCTATTATCTCACCTAAATATATCCACCTATATCTTTTCTCGTCATATTTTTGTAGTCGTTCTGCTTCTTCTATAAATTTTTGCCCTAACCATTCTTTAGGCACACTTCTATAATCTGTATGACTATATAACACATCATCTCTTTGTGCCATTTGTTCTGCCCATAAATTAACCCAATGAAATCTATTTTTAGGTGGGTTGTATGAGTACATAGTAATAAACCAGTCATCATTACCACGTGAGAAAGTTGCTACTATCTGGTCTATCTGGTCTGGTTCATCAAATTCAGTTAATTCTTCAAACCATACCATTTTAATAGGTGCGTCTTCATCGATAAAACCTTTTACCTTTTCGTAATCATCTCCACCTGCAAAATATATGTCGTTATTAGTTTCATATAAGTGTATTTGAAAAGGACTTACAGTTGCTTTATAATCCGTTCCTTCAATTAATCCTAATCGTTTTAATGCCCTTTTGCACTCTTTAAATACACTATTTCTAATTGTATTCTGATATCTCTTAATTATAATAGCATTACAATTCCTGTGTTCTAAATTGAATTCACTAATCTTAATTGATAACATACTTGTCTTTGTGCTTGCTCTTCCACCTCCATATATTTGATGAGGTTTCTTACTATTAAAACATTCCCAAAAATGTGGAGCAATTATATCTTTAAGGTTAATGGTATTATTCATCTTCATTATCCTTAGGAAGTGAATTAACTATTGTTATTCTTGCTGTTTGCTCTCCACTTACATCAATATTATCCTTTTGCCCTAAATATTGCTTACCTAAAAATATTGCCATTGATGGGTTTTTCTCCGCTAATTTCCATTGTGTTCTTCTTAATGAACTCTTCCCATATTGCCTCTTTTTGCTAAATACTAGGGAAAAGTTTTCTCCATAAGTAGAATTACACCAACTGTTCAATGTTTTTTCACTAACATTTAAAACAGAACATATTTCTTCTTTTGTGCATTGTATGGCACAAAGACTTTCAAATGTATCTTGATTAATTAACACTTGCTTTTGTTTAACTTGCCCTTTTGCCATTTTATCACCTCTCTAATTTTCTAATTTATAAACCTTTCATTTTAAATTGTATCATATATTGTTAAATTTAACAAATATCAATACATTCCGCTTAATTTTTGTAATAATTCATATTCAACATCGTCATTTAAATACTCCCAAATTAAATCTTTTCGCCATTCTAATAAATTTAATTCATATATTTTTTTACGCCAATTATATATATACATTGTTTCTTCTTTAATTTCATATATAGAAAAAGGCAATAAACCCCTTTTATATTCGGACTTTACTGCCTTTAATACACTAACTATTTCTTTAAAAGTTATGTTCGTTAAATCCATTCAAACACCTTTTTATACCTTTTCTATCTCTTATCATCATATTAACATAAGATTTAATTTTTTGCAAACAAAAAAAGAACTATCAGAATTCTTTTTTTGTGTTCTTTGAAAAAAAGTTTAAAAGGTTTGAAAATAGTGATATATATTACATCACATAATAATCATACTATATATGTTATTTTTTGTCAAATTGTTTAGTTTTTACCTTTTGAATATTCTCATTATCCTTTAAATCAGGTATTCTTTCCCATAATTCTTCTATTATTTTGTTGTATTCTATATCTAGTTTATTCTTT